GTGCACCACCACCCCGCCGAACTGCTCGCTTATCGGCGACATGTCGGCGACCGGATGCGGGACACGCGACAGCGCGTCGGGTTCACACAGCAGGCGCTCGCCGAGCGCGCCGGCCTCGATAAGCAAGCCGTGAGCCTGATCGAGAACGGGCACCAATCGCCACGCCTCGACACCCTGTGGCACCTCGCGCGCGCGATGGGCGTCAGCGTCGCCGAGCTGGTCGACGACAACCAAACGTGAAGCGGCCCGCCCCCAAGGACGACGGTTCAGCGGCGGGACTGCGACGGGTACGTCTGCCGCGGGACCGGCTTGCACCAGCCAGGATGCACCTCCACCTCACCGGCCCCCGTCGGCGAGTCAGTCATGATCTTTTTCGACTTGCCCCTGATGGGCTTGTCGCATCGCGCGCAAATGGTCATTGTGTCCCTTTCTGGTTTGCGGCCGGTGGCCGTCCTGGGCTCGCCGCCACTGCTCACCGAGCTGCCGCCCCTGTGGGCAGCGGCCAGCACGGCAGGCTGCGCAGCCAACGGCATGCGTCGACCAGGCCGCGAGGGCGAGTTGTGCGGGGGTCCATGCGTTCACGGGTTGGCCTCCGTCGTGAGCTGTGACCAGAGCCCGCACCCGTCGGTGGTGACGCCGCAGCGGTCCGACAGGGCGTCGATGATGCGACGGCCGGGGCCGTGCGTGTGGCGGGCCGGCAGGTCCTCTGAGCCGACCGCCGTAAGCCGGATGCGGTCGCCAGCGGTCGACACGGTCACTGTGATCAGGTCCGGGCCGGCGCCCAGTACCGCGCCGAACAACTCCCCCACCACCTGCTCCGCGTCGACGTGGTCGACGCAGCCGCGGACCCATCGGCGCGCGCTGCCCGCCTGGTCCGGTAATCCCTTGAATGTGCGCTGCCAGGACTGGCCGGACTCGGCCATGGCTCGCCCCCCGCCCTTTTCCGATTACGGATATGCGCTTTCCGATTACAGATTGGCGGGAGGGTTGGCGTTGGTCAAGCGGGTCTGTGCACTATGTGACATCAGAATGTTGCCGATCACCCGGAGGAGGCACGGTGGCGCGAGGCGATGAGGCCGGATACGTGCGCATCGCGCGGGAGCTGCGCGACCGCATCACCGCCGGCGCCGACGGCTACCGACCGGGTGACCAGCTACCGACGCTCCCTGAGCTGTCCGCGGCCTACGACGTGTCCGAGCCCACCGTGCGGCAGGCGCTCGGCATCCTGCGAGGCGAGGGACTGATCGAGACCCGGGCCCGCGCGGGTACCCGAGTGCGAGCACGTCCGCCCGTTCGTCGTCTCCAGGCCGACCGGTACCGCAAGGCCACGGCCGGCCCACCAGCGACAGCGTTCACCCGCGACCAGGGCATCGGCTGGTCGGAGTACCGGCTCGACAAGAGGTTCGAACGGGTCGAGGCTGATGTCGAGCTGGCGGCCCTGTTCGAGGTCGAGGTAGGCGAGCAACTGCTCGCCCGGCACTTCGTGTTTTACGACAACGACCAGCCCACGCAGATGAGCACCAGCTACGTGCGGTGGTCGGACGTGGCCGGTACGCCGGTCGCCGACCCGATCAATGAGCCGTGGCCGGGCGGTACCCGCGCGCAGATGGAAAGCCTCGGCTTTCGTCTCGTGCAGGTCACAGAGTCTCTGACCGGCGGGATGCCGACCCCTGACGAGGTGACGGCACTCCGGATCGGGGCTGGAGTGCCCGTGTTTCGTTTCACGCGGCGGCACATTGCCGACGGCGGGCGCGTCGTTGAGGTGGCGCACCCGATCGTGAGGCGCGCAGACACGACCATCGTGGACTACGTGGTAGATCTCGACAACGAGCCAGCGTAGAAACGCAGAAGGACGCCCCCCGCACGGCCACACGGCCGCTCGGGGGGCGTAGTCGTGTCACCGGGCGGTGAGCTGCCAGAGGGACAGGGCGAGGCCCCCGACACTCACCACAGCGGCGATGGACGGCAGCGGCCACCGAGTGCGCTCCAGCCGCCCGACCCGCGAGGACAACTCCTCGACGGTGCGGTCGGTTTGGCCGGCGCGCTGCACAAGCAGGGCGAGGGACCCCGCCTGCCGCTCGAAACCGACTTCGACCGTGCGCCGGATGCGCTCCAGCTCCAGGGCGACGGCGGTCGGGTCGTGGGGTGTCGGCTCGGTCACTGGGCGGGGCCTCCGTCGGCGTCGGCCAGGTCGAGGCCGATCCGGGCGAGCAGGGCCTCGACCGCGGGGTGGGCCATGACGCGGGCGACGGTGCCCGCGACGGCGCCGGCGGTGGTGGCGGCGGCGACGGCCCACGGCGCGGCGGCGGCGAGGGCGGCGGAGTCGGCGACGACCGCGGCGAGGGTGGGCACGACGGTGACGACGGCGGCGAACGTCTGGAGCGCGGTACGGATGGCGCGCTTGCTCTGCGGGGACATGGGGGCTCCGAATTCTCGGGGAGGGGGCCCGCCCGGCGCGGCGCCGGGCGGGGTGGGGGTGGGTCAGGTGAACAGGCGGCGCCACGTCTCCGGGCCCGGGTAGCCGTCGGCGTCGGCGCCGCTCCAGCCCTGCGCCCGCTGGAACGCCTCGACGTTGCGCCGATCGCTCTCCGCCCACTTCGGGCCGGGGCCGACCGTGTAGTGCCGGCCGTACCCCTTCTGCACGAGTCGCTGCCCGAGCTGGGTCACGTAGGCGTTCGACTGGCCGGGCTGGAAGTGGCGGCGGCCCGGGAACGGCGGCGCGGTCGCCTTGGCCGTGGCGCTGGGCAGGGAGCCGAGCAGGGCCCGGAGCGACGCCTCGCCGGGCACGCCGTCGGCGTCCGCCCCGGAGTACCCGAGCGACCGCTGAAAGGCGGCGTAGCACAGCGTGTCGGCGTCGGTCCAGACCGGGCCAGGGCCCACGGCGTAGTGGGCGCCGAAGCCCTTCCGCACCAGGGCCTCGCCGACGGCCGTTACGTGGGCGCCGGTGGCGCCGTAGCCGTAGGCGAGGCCGTTGATGGTGGTCTGGTAGCGGGCCACCTCGGCGCCGGCTCCGCCCGGGATGGCGCCGCCGGGGTCCGGGGCCGGGGTGTAGCCCTGCGCGGGCATGCCGGCCTGTACCCACGCGTACAGGCGGGAGCCGGGGCACAGGGTGGCGATGCCGTCGCGGTGGCCTCGCTTGGCCAGGGTCCGGCCGGTGCGCTGGCACGCCTCGTCGTACAGGGCGCGGGCCGTAGCGAGGGCCGCGGCGGTCGGCTCCTGGTCGCCGCCGATGGCGATCTGTACCGAGAGGCCGCTCACGTTGTGGCCGGGACAGTGCGCCCCTTGCCTGCTCCACCCGCGGCCCTCGTACGCGTTGCCCGCCTGGTCGACGACGAAGTTGTACCCGACGCTGGCCCACCCCTGCGAGAGGTGCTGCGCCTCGATGGCGCGCGGGATGGCGTAGCCGGTGCGCGTGATGGGGGTTGCGCCGTCGTAGTGCACGAACCACTCGGTCCGCTCGGCGAGCGGGACCGTGGCGGGGCCCTTGCTGGCCGGGTCGTTGTCCCACGGCTTCGCGCCCCATGCGGCGCGGGAAATGATCGTCACGGACAAGGGAGGGAACTCCAGACATGAGAAAACGCCCCGGCGTGGTACGCGGGGGCGTGCGGTGGGCGGGGGCGTCAGACGAGGGCGAGCGCCATGATCGCGGGGTCGAGGCCGACCTCACCGGTCGCCTGGTTGACGGTCGTCGGTAGCGAGGTTTGGCCACTCGGCACGCACCAATGGCGCTGGAACGTGGTGCCGAGATAGAAGTTTCCGGGGTTGGCGGGAGCCTCGTTCTGTATGTGCATGTAGTAGAAATCCGTGGCGGCGCCGGCCGACATGAGGAACGCGGCCCAGTAGCGGCCCGGTTGCAGGGTCGTCGTTGCGGTGAGCGGCACGGGCACGGCGCCGACGTGGTTGTTCTTGGCGCCCGGCGCGGTGCCGGTGATCTGGCCGGCCGCAGGGAGGTTGGACACCTGCCCCGATGTGGCAACGCGTGATCCGGCCTCGTTGTAGATACCCGCGTAGAACCGGGCGGCCGGGACGAGAGCGGAGCCGCCCCACCCGCGTGCGTGGATCACCACGCAGTTGACCTGCGTCGGTTCCGTGATGTTGATGCCAGACAGGTAGATACGGCCCACCACGGCGGCCTTCGCCGACGGATTGGCGACGGCTGCGGGGTCGACCGACCATGCCTGAAATCCGAGGCTCTGCGGGGTCCACGCGTTGCGCGTGAGGGCGGTCGGCATCTGCTCGATGGGCACGCGCGCGGAGGTATCGAGGCTGGCGACGCCGTTCGCTGTGCCCCGTTCGGTGGTGGCGAGGGCCCCGACGTCGGAGGCGACCAGGGCGACGTTCCCGGACGCGTCCGGCGACTTCCCGTTCACGGTCTCGACGGCGCCCCCGCCGATGCCGTCGGGGAGCTGCGCGGCCAGGACTCTGCCGGTCTCGTCGAGCTGGGCGATGCCGCCCGGGGCGCCCGGCGCGGTGTCCGGCACGGCGTGCACGGCGGCGGCGTCGAGGACGACGTCGGCGGCCGATATGCCGTTGACGGACTGCACGACGCCCGGGGCGCCGGTCTCGCCACGGGCGCCCTGCTCGCCCCGCTCCCCCTGGTCGCCCTTCGGCCCGCGCTCGCCCTGGTCCCCCTTGGGGCCCTGCTCGCCCACGAGGGACGCGAGCCACTGCGCGACCGTGCCCACGAACCCGGCGGCCACGGCGACCTCGTACGCGGAGTCGCCGCGGACCGCGACGTACGTCGGGGTCGTCGGGTCCGTCGGCGCGATGTCGGCGATGTCGACGGCCGGCGTCTCCGCCGGAAGGAGCACCTGATAGCTGCGGCCGGCCGGGACCCCGTCCAACTGCTCCGCGACCGCGTACGACCAGCCGGTGGGGATCATGTCGGGGGCGTCGGTCGCCGGGAGGTCGACCTCGAAGCGGCCCTGCGCGTCGAGCGTGGCTGTCACGGGGGACCCGACGATGACGTCGGCCTCCGGGAAGACCAGCAGCGGCGCGCGCCAGACGACGCGGCCGGACAGTGGCCGGCCGTCAGGTGTGAGGTAGCGGCCGGTGACGCGGACGGTGGGGATGCTCTCGGGGAGCACGGACGGGCCTCCTACGGGGTGTCATCGGTGAGGGCGGGGGGTGGCGCATCCGCCGTGGTGGTGGGGGCGTTGGGAGTGTCGTTGGCGGTCCGCGTGTTCCTGGTGTACGCGTAGTACAGGCAGGTCTCTACGGTCTGTCCGGCGGTCCGCGCCCGGTTGTCCACACGTAGCGAGAAATCGTCCAGGAACCCGAGGCCGTGGAGTGGGTGGGTGATGACGCGGCCTGTCCACTGGCCTGCCGGAGAGTCCCACTCGGCGAGCGTGGTGTCCGTGCCGTCGGCGGTGAGGACCACCCGTGTCTGACCGCCGCCGGTCCCGGCCCAGGTCGTCAGGGAGAGGCGCAGGACCGCGTTATGTGCAGGACTCGTGCCGACCCACGCCTGTTCGTACGACGTGCCGGAGTGCGACTGCCGCCCGGTCGGATGGAGCTGGACAGGCATCCACGGGCGGCCCAAAAAACGGTCAGCGTGGTAGTCGTCCATGACGATGGCGTTCCCGCTGCGGTCCCACATCCGGATCATCTGAGTGGGAGCGTCGTCGCCCGGATAGGTGTTGGCGCCGATGCTGAGGGCCTGGGCTCCCGTGTCGCGGCGGAGCATGGTGAAGTAGTCGCCGGCGGTCGGGGACTGCCCGGTCTCGAAAACGGCCGGGCCGCCCGGGGCGCGCACCAGCAGCCGACCGCCCTCACCGACCACCAGGTCGCCGTGGACTATCTGATTGAGTGCGGGCCGCATGCTGGCGCGGCCCCGGAGCTGACGCACCTCACGCTCCAGGGCGGCGATGCGGTCGAGTACATCCTGCGGGACGTAGGCCATTACGTGGGCACCTCCAGGTACAGGCGGGCCGTCTCAGGGCGGCCTCGCTCGGGTGGGCGCACGGTGATGCCGACGACGCGGTACCTGGCGTCGAGGCCGTCGGGCCACCACATGTCACGGATGCGGAGTCGGACCGTGGCGCCGAGCAGATCCGGAGTGATGCCCTCGCCGAGCAGCACTTCGATTTCGGGGATGGTCACGGGGTTGAGGGCGGCGGCAGCGTCGGCGCGGGCATGCTCGGCGAGCGTCGGCAGCTCCTCCACGGTCAGGTAGTCGGAGGAGCCGTCGAGGCGCGGCCAGCCGTCGGCGATGTCCGCCGAGTCGACGAGCAGAGGCGACATGATCGGCGTCGAGTTCTCGGTCTGGTTGGTGTTGTCCGACGCGCCCCGGGACTGCCAGGCGTTGGCCTTGCCGGTGGCGTCCATCGGCCACCGGTACGACAGCAGCGGCCCCGGATGGGTGAGTACCACGTCGGAGGAGCCGTGCCGGATGACGGGATGCCCGAGCCGCAGCCGCTTCACGCGGCGGCCGTCCGCGTCCCGATGCGAGGCGATCCGCCACTCAAAACCGTTCTCGACGGCGGCGAGATTGTCGATCAGGTCGCCGATGTACGGGAGGTCGTACCGGGAGTACGTGCGATCCCGCAGCACGCCGGACACGTGCGGGTCATACGTGATGCCGAGGTCCCCGCCCGGCGTCGACTGCACGTAGTCGAGCAGGCCCCGCACGATGTCGAACTGGTCGACCTGCGACGCCTCTTGCGTGTCGTACAGCATGCGGTGATACAGGTACGACGACCAGCCGCCCGCCTGCATCTCCACGCCGAGCATGCCGCGGGCGTCGATGCCCGGGGCGGCCGTCCACACGATGCCGCCCCACCACAGAGTGCGGCCACGCTCCACCCACACGGCTGTACGGCCCGGCACGATCGCCGGCCGGGCCCGCGCCGCGAGACCCTGGTCAGGGATGGGCACCACGCCCCGCAGCGAGCCGGTTTTGCCGATGTAGTCGTCGATGCTGACGCCCGTGAGCGGCAGCACGTCGAGGAGCTGGTCACTACGCAGGTCGCACAGGAGCACTCGGTACGGCGGCGCTGTCATAGCTCCCCCGGCGCATGGACCAGCCGGAGCTGATCCAGCGGGATACTCGTCATTCCCGTGGCGTGCCCGGTGGTACCGACGTTGCCGGATGTCGCCATGTACAGGCGATAGGGGGCACTACTCGGGACGCCGGCCACCGCAAAGTCCCGCTCGTAGGTCGGCCGGTAGTTCTGGGCGAACTGGAACAGGGTGAAGGCGCCGGTACCGACGCCGGATGTCGAGAGCACCCCGTAGAACTCGCGGGTGCGCGTGCCGCCGATCACAACGTCACGTACCTGTGGAGTCGGTGTGCCCGCGGTCACGCCCGTGCCGAGCGTTGCGATCGTGGTCAGCGGCTTCCACTCGGACCATTGCACGGTGGAAGGCGTGTAGACCTCCCACACGCCAGCAGCAGCGTTCCAACGTTCGAGGTCGGTGCCGGTGTCCCGGTACTGGCCGTCATAGGAGCCGGGGGCCGAGGCCCTGCCGCCCGGCCGGATACCGCCCACAGCGACGGTGTACGCGCGGCGGTCCGTGAGCGCCGACGTCCAGGCGATGCCGCCCACGCCGGCTGACGCGCCCGCAGGCACACGCACGTCCCACAGTGGCACGCAGGCCGCTGGCAGGACAGGCGCGGCAGGGGTCGGGTCCGGCTCGCCGACGATGACCTCGACGACGGCGAGCGTGTCGCCGGAGGCGTCGTACAGCCCGTCGTAGACGCGCACGGCCACGGTGTCTATCCGGGGGTGCTGGGCGTCGCCGTCCGCGATCCGGACTGTCTCCGGGGCGTCCACGGCCACCGGGTAGGCGCCCTGAGCCGTGGTCCCCTGGGCGATGGCGCGGCCGGTACCGATCTGTAGATCCATGGCGCCGGCACTGGTCGCGCGGAACGGCTCGCCGCCCGGGACGATACCGGGGCGGGTGGTCAGCTCCCCGGACGGTACCCACGTGCCCACCGGGGTCACGCGAGTGTCCTCGCGGGTCTGGCCCGGCTCGGCGCCGCCGGGCAGTAGCCATGCAGCACGCACGGGCATGGGGGGTCTCCTGTCACCAGTAGGCGGAGCGGTAGCGGATCGTGCAGCGCGCCGCAGGGTCCACGGACCCGGGCGCAGCACGGAAAAACAGGTCCGACGTGCCTGGGGGCAGCGTCCATGCCTGCTCGGGGGCGGACCGCGATGTCACGGTGGACAGGCGGGATGCCGTTTCGTTGAGGGTGACCGTCCCCGCTCGGGTGTCGACGACCAGGACGTCATCTGCGGCGAGGGGGATGTCGTACTCCAGGACGTCCCCGGTGCGGATGTTGGTCACCGACGGGCGTACGACGGGCCCGCGAAACTCGATGACCGGATGTGTCTCGGCGCCGCCGGCATTGGTCGCCGTCATGGCGCCGGTCGAGCCGGGGGCGCCGAACTCCAGCGGCCAGTCAAGGCGATCGCCGCCGCGGCCTTCGGGGTCCGTGTGCCAGTCGAGGCCGGGCTCGGCGGCGGGCAGCGACGCCGACGCCGAGCGTTCCGACAGGCTGTAGCGGCGCGGGTCGGTGGCCTCCCACTCGATCGCGCCGCCCAGGCTCAGCCCCACCCGGTACAGGGCCACCGGCACCGACCGGCGCACCGCGCGGGCATAGGCGAGCAGCGGCCCGCGGTCATCGAGCCACACCACGAGCGGCAGCTCGTCCACCACGGGACCAGTTGCGGCCGTCACCGCGCCGGCCACCGCGCCGATCTGCTCGACCGGGGCCCGGATGATCAACCCGGTCAGGCCGATCACCCGGGACTGTGAGAAAAGCGGTCCCGGGTACGAGCCGTGCGCCGCCGGCCGTGGCACCGTCCCCGAGTCCAAGGCGGGGAGATCGTCCCAGCCGGTCAGGTTCTCCCACTGGTAGGGAGTACCAGGGCCGAGCAGGAGCCCGCCGTACTGGATATGACCGGGCCGGTCGACGAGGTCTCCAGCAGCCACGAAGTCACCCCCTGCCCTTGGCCAGCCACGCGAGCGCGCGGGCGTTGTCATCGGGGCTGCCGTTCTCCGCGGCGTGCCAGTGCTCAATGGCCACGGTCGGCCCACCAGAACCGCCGCCAGCGACCGCGGAGGCGTACCCGCCGAAGCCGCCCGCGAGCGCGGGGGACAGGGCCGGGACCGGCGGAGGCTGCACGAGGCTCTGCATGGTGCGGGTGAGCGCGCCGCGCCCCGCCTCGATGCCGTCGACGATGCCGGCGGGAATCCACCGGCCGACCGCGTCCGCCATTACCTTGGACGGCGAGGCGATGCCGAGCGCCTTGGCGATCGGCTGGGGAATCGCCGACTTGGCGAAGCTGATGAGCTGCGAGCGGAGCCAGCCGCCCATGGCCCGGACGCCGGCGAACAGGCCCCGGATCAGATCCCGTCCCTTGTCGTAGAGCAGGGAGCCGAGAGAGCCGAGAGCCGACGTGATCAGACCCGGCAGACCCCGAACCCACGAAAGCAGCTCCTTCGCCTTATTGATCGTTCCCGTCTTTACCCGCGTCCAGTGATTCGTGATCGTGCTGGTAAGGGACCAGTTGGCAAAAAACCCGACGATCCGGCCCGGAATGCTTTTCACGAAATCAAGTACGCTGCCCCAAACGCTTTTCGTGATCGACCAAATGAAGTCGAGCCCGATAGCCCACAAATTCCGAAAATACGTGAGCGCGCCGTCGAGGATTCCGCCGATCATGTCCCACGCAGAGGACAGGATTTGCCTTACTCCGGCCCAGGCCCCAGACCAGTCACCCGTGATCAGCCCCGTGACGGTTTTTATCACGCCGCGGATGATTCCTAGGGTGCCCTCGATCTGGGATCGGATCATCATCCAGACGCCCATGGCCATCCCGAGGATATTTTCGCCCCAGCGTGACCAAATAGCGGAAACGAAATCGACGACCCCGGATACTGCGTCAGATATCCCAGACATCACCCGGTCGAAAAGCTCACGCAATTTCATGAGGTGCGGCTGTATCGACGACCAGATTTGACCCGCCGCGTCAATGAACTCCGCGAAAGTCAACTTCACCGCATCTATCAGCGGTTGAAGCGCGACCATCACATGGTCGAAAGCCTCCCGCAGAGCCCGGAATGCCTTATCGACGATCTCACGAAATCGCTCCGATTTCTGGTAGGCGGTAACCAGCCCTACCGCGAGCAGCGCTATCGCCGCAATCACCAGGCCGACCGGGGAGGCCAGAAACGCCAGATTGAGGCCGCGAACAGCTCGGGCTACCTGCGTGATCGTCGAAATAGAGCTACCGAAAACGCTGACCAGTTTCCCGACGATGAACACGCCGGGACCGACAGCGGCGACCAGGAGCCCGATAAGCGTCGCAATTCTCAGCGTCGCCGGACTCGCGCTCGTCATCCGCGAAACCATTCCGGTCAGCTTGTCCGTGAATTGCGTAGCCCAGTCCAAAAGGCCCGAGTCGGCTACCGCAATCATGAGCCCTTCGAAGGCTGATTTCAGGCCCATTACGGACCCGTTGAAGCCCTCCATTCGGATATCCGCCATCTCCTTGGCGACACCCTCGGAGCTTTCAAGATCCTTGATCATTTCCTTCAAGCCCTCGGAGCCCTGCCCCAAGAGAGCTTGAAGTTTCGGTCCCGCCTCCAGGCCGAAAATGCCGACCACATCGGCAACGTCCGCGCCCTTGTCGGCGAGATCCTTAAGGATCTCCGTCAGTGGGCGGACCTGCCCGTTCGAATCCTGCGCGGCGACGCCGAATTCCCGGAGCTTCTTTCCACCAGTCGACGACGTGTCGGCGAGCGTCGCCAACATCGAGTTGAGGCCCGTGCCCGCAGCGCTCCCCTGAATTCCGACGTTGCCGAGGAACCCCACCGCGCCGGCCGTTTCCTCCAGCGACCAGCCAGCAGCATGCGCAAGAGGAGCCGTGTACTTCATCGACTCGCCGAGCATTTCCAGGTCGACGTTTGCCGAACGCATCGTCTGCGCGAGCACATCCGACACGCGCGCCATGTCGCTGGCCTCGATACCGAACGCGCCCATAATGTTTGAGGCGATATCGGCCGTGGTCGCCAACTCGGTGTTACCGGCGGCGGCCAGATTCAGCACGTCCGGCAGGCCGGCCATGATGTCCTTGGCCTTCCAGCCGGTCATGCCGAGGAATTCCATGGCCCCGGCCGCGTCCGTCGCGGAGAATTGCGTCTCCGAGCCCATCTGTTTGGCCATGGCGCGGAGGTCGTCGAAGTCCTGGCCGGTGGCTCCGGTGACGGCGCGCACGCCGTTCATGGACGCCTGGAAATCGCCGCCCATTTTCAGGGCGGTAGCGGCCACACCAGCAATCGGCAGAGAAAGTCGGGTGCTGATCGTCTGGCCGACACCGGCGATCGTGTCGCCGGTCTGCGTCATCTGCGGCCCAAGACGGGCGACAGTCTGGCCGGCGCTTTGCAGCGAATCCCGGGCGGACCGCAGCGACGTACGGAACCGGGAGTCGTCCAGCCGCAGGGTGGCGAAAAGCTCACCGACGCTGAGGGCCATAATTCACCCCCTGCGGTGCAGTGTTCGGTTATGTGGGCGGCGGATTGATCAGCCGGGCGAGTCTCGACTCGGTCGAGAGCAGGCCGAGAATGCGAATTCGGAGCCACCGCCAGGAACGCGTGTGCAGCACGTCCTCGATATCGATCCCGTACGTCTCGTGTAGGTCCGCCTCGACGACGGGCCACTCACCGAGAATGCGGGCCCACGTCACCGACGCTTTCGGGCCCGATGGCGGGGCGCCGTCCGGGTACTCGTACCACTCGTAGAGCCCTGAGACCTCGTCGAACTCGCCCCGCCCGACCGGCGCCGCGCCTCCCGGTTCGGGGCCATCCGAGAAGGGTCGCCACCCGAGTTCCAGTAGCGCTCGGCGGCGTCCTTGTTCTGCGCGATCCAGATCATGCTGGTCACCGCCGCGTGCTTGACCAGCGGCCACTTCACGCCGTCGGCGACCATGTCGTCGAAGGCGCTACCGAGCAGCCGCTCGTAGAAGTCGCTTTCCTCGTCGTCGGACATCAGCTCGTCGTCGAGGGTCACCGCCTGGCCGTCGGCTGCCGCGGCGGCGAGCGCGATGAGCTGCTGAGTGCGCAGGCCCATCGCGGCTTCCGGGGCCGGCACGGTGTAGATGCGACCCCGAATCGGCAGGGACAGGCACTCGTCGAGCAGTTCGGATACGTCGTTGAAGGCCACTACTTGCTCCCTCCCGTGGTGGTCTTGGCGAGGGACTGCACGCCGGCCCCGCCCGCGCCCGCGTCTGCGGCCGGGTTCGGGATCTCGGTGAGCGGGCCGGACCCGGTGAACGTGATCTTCACGGTGTCGACCGCGTCGGCGTCACCGCCGTCCGGCTCCCACTTCACCAGGGCCAGACCCTCATGGGCGTCGTCGGCGCCGTTGCGGTCGTAGTAGCGCACGCGCACGTAGCTGCCGCTGCCGAACTTGGCGGACGCCTTGCGGAGCTTGACCTGTACCGGGCTGAACACGCCGGTCTCCGGGTGCGCGCGGTGCAGGATCGTCGCTTCCAGCGTCCACTTCAACATGGTCGAAACGTTCTCGACCCACCCGTCGGTCTCGTACGGCTTGAGTTCCTGATAGGTCGGTTCGACCTTCGGGACGAACGTCGTGACGCCCGGCACCAGCTCGAATGCGGCGGTGCCGTCGGTGCCCATGTCCAGCTCAAGCCGGTACCGGCGCGCGAGCGCGGTCGCCGTCTCCTCCGGGGGCGTGGGGGTACTCATCAGGTACGCCTCCTATTCCAGATGCGGGGAGCCCCGGCGGTTGCCGCGGGCGTAGTAGTTGGCGGTCCGCTCGTGGCGGCCGTTGGCGTCCGGGCCGAGCGGCGCGGCGCTGGTGCGGTAGATGAGGGACACGTACGCGTCACCCCACGGATGCGGCCCGGACCCTTGCAGCACGTCGTGTGCGGCGTCGTCGAGGTCGGCGACCTCGCGCGGGTCCGGGCCCGCCCGGGTGCGCACCTGCACGCCCGTGATCGTGTCCGTCAACGCCGCCGAGTCCTCGACCGGGTAGTCGGTCAGGCAGATGACCCGGTCGGGCGTTGGCGGCACCGTGGCGATCGTGATCGCCGTATCGTCCGGCCCGTACACACCGTCCGGCCGGTACGTGCCGACGCCTGCCTCGGCGAGCAGGCGGGCCACCCCGTCGAGCAGGTCGGAGGTGTAACTCACCGGGCCCGCCGCATGTGGGCGGCGAGGATCGCAGTGACCTGCGCCCGCTCCCGTGTCAGCGGGCCCTCCAGGTACTTGGCGCTGCGCCCGCTGTCGTGCCGGTACTGCATGTTCTCGTGCTGCCGGACCGCGTACGGAGTGTCGTACGACACGGCCACTTCCAGCCGCGCGGAGTCGACGCTGACGGCGCCCGACCGTTCGAGGGTCCCCTCCTCGATCGGAACGACCTTGCGGGACTCGGTGAGGACGTGCTCACCCGCAGCCCGCAGGCCGACCACGCCGGCCGACCGGTAGCTGGCCGCGACGCGGTCCCCGTTCCACGTGAGACGCATGGTCACTGGCACATCACCTCCGTGCACTCGGGCACCGGCAGTCCCGGCGCGGTGTAGTTCGTGACGGCCAGCGCCCGGGTGACGCGACCGGAGGGGAGCGTGACCCGGGACTCTGGCGGACAGGACAGGCCCGGCGCGGTGATGATCTGCGCGGTAGCGACGGCGGCGCGGCCCTCGCGGTCGTGGACCCGCTTGCGGGCCTCGACGACCAGCGCAGCAACCTCGGCGCCGGGCCCGTATGTCGGCCCGTACGCGCCGTCGCCCTCGTACGGCTCAACCGTGATCCGGTGCGGCATGAGCCACTGAGGGATCGCGCTCACCACACCACCCCCGGCAGGAGTCCGGCGCGGGCGAGGGTGCGGTGCGCGCGCGGCGCGAGGTCAACGCCACCAGCGGCCTGCGGGGCATCCGTCCGGTCGGCCAGCTCCACGGGGCCGATCTTCACGGAGCCCCACCGGCCCGCGGCGCCGGTCCCGTCGTCCCCGGCCGCGATCTGGTACTCGACCTGGGCGCAGGTGGCATCCGCGAGGGCCCGGCGGACTGCGGGGCTGGTGGGCATTCCGGCCGCGTCGGTGCGGTAGATGGCGGTGAGTAGCGCGTCGTCGATGTCCTCGGACGCGCGGGCGAGCATGCGCTCTGCGCCGTCGGGGGCGGGCCGACCGGTCCACGCGGTCAGATCCTCGGGGGTGGCGTACACCCGCTCCACGGCGCTCACTCCTTCTGCGGCTTCGCGGGCGCCTTGCGCGCCGACATGGCCTTGACGCCGTAGCCGCGCCGCCGGAAGTAGGCGAGCGCGGCCGGGTCGTCGGTGGTGGCGCGGCCGTCGGCGAAGCGCACGCCGGCCACCTCGCCCGTGAACCCCTCCACGGGGGTGGTCACCTGGAACATCAGCCACGCACCTTCAGGTTCCGGAACACGGATGCGGCCTTGGTCGCCTTCAGCGCGACGCCGACCGGGCCCATCTCCACCTCGCCCTTCTTCACCGCGCCCGCGCTGCCGAAGTCGGGCAGCCACTGCGACACGATCTGACCGCCCGCCGTGCTGACCCCGTGGAACCCGTCCAGGGCCATGCGGACCGCGTACAGGTCGGTGAGACCGGTGGTCGGGTCCTCGTCGTCGCCGACGGTGCGGGACTCGATGGGGATGATCGGCGAGTTGGTGCCCGCCTTGTCGCCCGGGTCGACGAACACGACGTTGCCGTACGCCTCGCGGACGATCGGCCGGCCACCGGTGCCCATCAGGCCGTCGACGGGGTTCTGCGTGTACATCCCGGCACGGCGGGCGCACGCGCGGACGCGGGCCAGCGCGGCCTTGTTGCCCAGAACCAGGGTCGGCGTGCCGTCGAGCAGCGACAGCCACTCGTCGAGCAGGTCGAGGGCCCGGTGGGTGGCGCCGGTGGCGTCAAAGTCGGTCCAGTCGGTGACCTGGTCCGCGCGGAACTCGGTCGAGCTGCCGCTCAGGGCCTTGTCGAGTCCGTCGAAGCCGTTCGCGTCGGTGGCCACGTCACCGTTGATCACCTCGTCCTGGAACTTGGTGACGGTCGCCTTGATCTTCTGCGCCATGTTCAGCGCGACCGCACCGGACGCGGCCGGACCGAGCTTGGCGATGACGCGGTCGATCTCGAAGGAGCCACCGAGAACGGCGAGGTCGACGCTGTACCGCTGCGTCTGCACGTCGGAGGCTGTGTACTCCCTGTTCAGCTCACGGAACGCGGCCGTGGGCTGGGTGATCAGTCGCCGGTAGGCGTACGTCATGGTCGCCCCGCCACCGGCGGGGTTCACGACGTCGTCGAAGGTCAGCGCGTCGAGGATCGCGCTCTCCTTGCGGAATTCGTCGATCACCTGCACATCGACGTCGTCCGTGGTGTTGTTCTTGGCCTCTGCCAGAGTCACCGGCATGGGCGTTCTCCTGTCTGGTTAGCCGCCGAACTTGGCGGCGATGGCGTCGTGGAGGGTGGCGGCCTTGCGGTTGCCGCCCTGGCCCGCGCCGAACGCGGCGCCTCCGCGGATCGGTCCGGCGGCGAGGTGCTGGTGCGTGGCGAGCACGGTGGTAAGGGCCTGCTTGACCGCCTCGCTGTTGGTCGGGTCGACCTGGGCGAGCGCGGTCATGGCGGCCTGGGAGTCGAGGACGCGGGCGATGTCGGCGCCGGCCAGGGGGGCGGCGGCGATGATGGCCGTCTGGATGGCGAGCTGTTGGGCGGGGTCCGGGCCGGTGGGCGCGGCCGCGGGCTCGGCCGGCGGCGCGGGCGCGGGCTGGGGCGCCGGCGCGGCCGGGTCCGGGGCCTGGGGGCCGGCCGGGGCCGCGGGCTGCTGCGCGGTGCCCTGCGCGCGGGTGCGCCAGTCGGCGGCCTCGGCACGGGTGTTGCGGATGAGGGTCTGTGCCCACTCGGGGAGGCTGGCCACGTCCTGCGGCGCATCCTGCGCGGGGGGCTGCGGCGTGGCCGGTGCCTGCGGTGCCGCGGGCGCGGCGGGGGCGGGCGCCTGGGGGACCGCCGGGGCGGCGGGCGCGGCCGGGGCGGCGGGCGCGGCCGGGGCCGCGGGGGCGGACGGGGTGTTGGACACGGGCCCTCCTGGAGCCTTGTCGGGGGCGGCGCGCGCCTGGCGCTCCGCGTGTCGGGGCAAACAGAAACGGCCCCCTGCGCCTGGCTGGGGGCCGTTCGGGTGGTGCTGGCGGTGGCGTCTGCTACGCGTCATCGCCGTGGTCGAGGGGCGGCGCGGTACGCGCGTACCCCCTGATCCACGCTGTGCGCAAGAGATCGCGGTAGGGGCACGTGGTCGGAGGGTCGCCTCGGCGCCCGGCCTCGGCGCCCTCCTGGATGGCGCGGGCGATGTCCTCGCGCGTACCCATCGTCACCTCTTGTTCTGGTGGTCGGACTCGGCCTTACGGGCGCCGGCGGCCCACCGCTGGGTCTGGCCAGTCGCCTGCTCGACGAACTCGGCCTGGGTGAGCCGGCCGTGTTCCTTCCACCAGGCTTTCAGCTCGTCGGACGCGTGAGCGTACGCGACGCGGGCGGGCCCAGAGAACAGGCGACCAGGGTCAACCCCCGCGGCCTGGGCCTTCTTGCTGAGCAAGTAGCCGTTGCACGCGTCCTCGGCGGCGAGGTACTGCCGATACACGTACTCGTCGTACATCTGGCGGGCCTCGGCCCGGGTGACCCGGGGCGCGTCGCCTGCTGCCGCCGCGGCGTCGCGGGCGGACTGGCGGGCGATCTCGTCGGCCAACTCCTTGGCGAACTTGGCGTCGTCGGCGAGCGCTCCCCAGCCTTCCGGGGGCGGTGCCGGGGACAGGGCCTCGTCGAGCGCGCGCCGGTCGGCAATCAGATCGTCGACGGCGTTCCCGGTGGACGCCGGCCGGGGCAGTGCGACCGCGTCGCGCCGGTCCATCTCCGCGGCGATGCGCAGGATCTCGCGGTCGTCGGCGTACGTCATGCACCAGGCGAGGGCATCGTCGCCGATCACGGTGAGGTCGTCGGCGAGGTTCCCGCCGGGGAAGTGCCGGGAGAGCATGTCGCGGCGCTCGGCCTCCTCGGCGATGGCGGCGCGGTCGCCCGGGGCGTGCCGGTACCGGGCTGCCAACTGGGCATCCGAGAGCCCCGTGAGGTCCCGGCGGACGCCGGGGAGCTGTCCTGCCCGCGCGCGCCGTGACACCTCGGCCATGACGCGCATGGTGTCGTGGCCGTCGAGGTGCGGGAGTACGCGGGCCAGGTCGTCATCCGACAGGGTGAGCAGGTCCCGAGTCAGCCGGCCGCGGGGCGCGGCCCGGTCGAGTAGGGCCCGCTCGTCGCGCCGGTCGGCCTCGGCCATGATCCGGGCCCGGTCCTGCGGGGTGAGGTCGGCGTGCCGCATCGCGGCAGCGAGTTGGGCGTCGCTCATCTCTCGGGGGGTGAGGTGGTCGCCGGAGCGGACCCGGGCGGCCTGGCGCGCGGTGTCCGGCGCGGGCGGCCAGCCGGTGGGCAGGTTCGAGGCGCCGGGCTGTTCGCGGTGGCGGAGGCGCCGTAGGTTGGGATGCGCGGCGAGGTGGTCGCGCATGGCGCCTTGGTGCTGCCTGATCTTGGCGCGGGCGGCGCGCTTCGCCTCCGGGGTGGTGGCGGCGGCCTCGTCACGCTTCCACCTGCGTATGTTCCGCTCGATGGCGCGTTGCCGCTGCCCAGCCTTGTACCCGGCGGCGTTGTCGGTGTCGCTGCCGCCGTGCGCGGGCGCGGTGATGCCCGGCAGGTAAGCGGATACGGAGTGCCTACAGTTCGGGTGTTGGAGTCCGGCGCCGCGGGCCTCGTCGAGGGTGCCGGCCACCTGCACGGCCACGGTGCGGGCGTCGTCGGTCGCGTGCTGCGCCTGCACGGTCCCCGCGCCCGTACGGCCGATCGACAGAATCTTGCCTTCCCACGGGCGGCACAGGGGGCACACGCGGGGCGCGACGGACACGATGACCAGATCCATGCCGTGCGCCGTGAGGGTCTGCATGTGCGCCTCGGTCGCGGCCCGCCCGACGGCCGTGCGCACGGCCATCTCGGCGTACGCGGTGAGCGTCCACGGTCGGCCGGACCGGTCACGAAACGAGGTGATGCCGCGGCGGGCAAACCTCGACATGGCGTCCTGGGTGGCCTGCCGCCGGGTGCCCGCACCAAGTAGGGGTGTGGCGGACACCTCGGCGATGACGGCCCGATACTGGTCGTCGACGGCCCGCAGGATGCTTCGGTGCGTGGCGGTGAGCCGGTCGACGGTCTCGGCGGCGAGCCGGTCGACCGCCTGCGCCTGCGGCAACACGTCGTCAACGTGCCGGATCGCCGAGTCGGACAGGGCGCCCAGCTCGGCGACCGCGGCGCGGTGACCGGTGTTGTACGCGTCGGCGACCGCGTCGTGCACGTCGAGCGTGACGGCCTTCCCCAACTCGTCGACGACGGCCTGAGACGCGCGCCGGACCTGCTGGACCGCGGCGAGCTTGCGTTCGGCCCAGCCGGGCGCGTCGTGGCCGTCGGCGAGCTGGCGGGCGATGATGCCCAACAGGCGTTCCTCGGCGTCCGCGTACAGGTCGCGGGTCCGCTCGGCCAGCGGCTCGACCATGCCCGGGTGGATCGCCACCGGTCGACACCTCCTCCTACATGGGGAAGGAGCCGACCGGGTCAGCCGCGCCGTAGCCGGTCTCTGCGTGGATCGCGGCTACCTCCGCCTTCACCTCGGTGTCGTCCCACTCGGGATGAAGGATCTTGACCCTCGTCGCGGTCGACACGGCGCCGGCGCGGTGAAGCAACTCCAGCGTGGTCGCGCGCTGCTGCTCGGACTCGGCGACGCCATCGCCGAACTCGATCGCCGGCCGCTCCGGCGTGATGCCGCGGCCGAAGTGGACCGCGTCGAGCTGCAACTGCACGTGCAGTTGCTCGGCGACCGCGTGCCGCCAGTACCCCGTTTTTTTCTTCCGGGTGATCGTGCTGCGCTGGTCTTTCGAGTCGACCTCGGTAGCGGTGATCGCGCGCTTCGTGTCGAGTCCGAAGGACGACGGCGAGTAGCCGGCGGAGTGGGTGGCCTGCCGCATGATCGCGTCGGTGGTCCGCTGGTGCTCCTCCACCCGGATCTTGAACTGGGCGAGGGTGATCCCGGCGCCCTCGTTCGGTGGGATCTTGAGCCCGTGGAACGCCTCGCGGTCCTCGTCGAAATTGGCGCCGCGGCCGGGGCCCTGGTCCTGTAGGTAGCCGTCCGGGACGACGATGCGGGACCGGGCCAGCCGGATATCCCGCATCCACGACGTCCATGCCTCGTCGAGGCTGGAGAACAGGTCGTACAGGGGCGCGGCGTAGTCGCTGCGGCCGATCGGATCGGCCCTGTGCAGCCGGTTGGGCAGCATGTTGGGGACGTAGCTCGCGGTGAGATCGCGGATTCGCGTCTCAACACTTTGCCCGTCGCTGCCGACGGAGCTGGCCAGGCTTTCGGTGTCGGGGTGCTCGGGCAGGGGCGCGGGCCGACCGACATTGTCCGGGGTGCCGATGTACAGGGCGTGCATGATCCGCCCGGACTCGTGCCGCTCGAACCTGCGGTACACGGTGGTGGTGGTCGAGCCGGGCAGCTCCTCCCAGAATGTCACGGCCCGGAGCATGCCCCAGCGCCATTCCGGGATGGCGTTGTCGGGCTGCACGACCGTGAACAGGGGCCGGTCCGCTGCTTCCTTGTCCCACGTCGAGCGGAGAAAGACGCCCGACAGGGCGGCGGCCTGCTCGGCACCCGACATGAGGGTCTGCTGTATGCGGCCCTCCTCGAGGAGGGTTTCCAGCCGCTTGCCCGTCGTCGTGTCCATGCACGTGATGGCCGGCATGTCGGAGAACAACAGGTCGGCGGACGTCGCAGCGATGTCCCCGGCGAGGGGCACGTGCAGGCGGCGGTCCCGGCCCGGGGCGTGGTCGACACTGCGGCGGCCCCACAGACCCCGGGCGAGGAACGATCGGAGGCGCCCGGTGCGGCCGGTGTGCCCGGGGCGGTGCGGGTCGCCCCGGTGGGCGTGCACCAGGCGCTCGCGGTCGCCGGAGTACCAGGCGTCGTCATAGGCGATGCGCTGGTAGTAGTCGGACCATTCGGGCGGGGGCCACGCGGTCCCGGGGATGGGCAGGCTCATCGGGGTGGCCTCCTTACGCGGCGAGGGTGAGCAGGTGGCGCCACTCGGTGGCGGTCGAGTGGACGGCGTAGCGGAGCGCGTCCACCGAGTGGTCGTTCAGCTTCACGGGGCGGTCTTCGCCCTTGTCGGCGGCCTTCTCGTCCCAGACGTAGCCGGGCATTTCGGTGATCAGGCCGGTGCAGGATCGGTGCACGCGGAGCAGGCCGGCGGCGAGCAGTGACGCCACGGACCTGATCCCGTCGACGACGTCGTTCGTCGCCTTGGCCAGGTTGGGAAAGCCGTCCTCGTACGCCTGCGTGATGAACGATGCGGCGCTGGGGTCGACGAACGACCACTCGGGGGTGACGCCCTGGTCACGGAGCCATGCCCGTATCGCGGCGCTGTACTGCGCATCCGTCATCTGCCGCTGCGCCTGGCGGGAGTCGTGCCGCCACTCCGCGCACGCGTACAGGCGGCCGTCGACGCCCTCGCCGAGCAGGATCACGGACGTGGCGTTGACGGTGCCGTAGTCCATGCCCAGCCAGTAGCGGCGCATCTCGGGCAGCTCGTCCACGACGTGCGTGGCTTCGTCCCACGCCTCGTAGATGGCGCCCTCGGCCATAACCCACAGACCGAGGATGTTCCGCTTGTAGAACAGGCCCCGGTGGGCGGCGCGTTGCCGCGCCTTGTACGCCTCGGACAGGCCCGGGTTGTCGTCCATGACGAAGTGCCATGACCTGAGCCGCTGCTCGCGGGGGCGGAGCAGGTACTCGACCTTGGCCCAGTGGTTCGGGTTGTCCGGGTTGGTGGTCGCGTAGATCTTCGAGCCCTCGACGCTGCATCGGGCGTTGAGCTGGTCGTAGAAGCTGCGGGGGAGGGTGGTCAGCTCGTCGACGTACGCGCCCGCGCACGTCAAGCCCCTGACCTTCGGCTCGGCTTGAGCATCGTTGGCGCCCAAGGCGTGCACGGTCCTGCCGAGCACGTTGGCTGTGGGCGCACCGTTGGTGTAGTGGATATCCCGGGCGAGGGTGCCGAAGATCGTCGGGTCGGTGAGCGGCCCGAAGATGTTCCGGGCGAGGCTGTCGCGGGTGCGGCCGACCATCACCAACTCGCCGCCCTCGGGCCGGTTGGCCACGAAGTCCAGCCAACCGAGCAGGGAGGCGATCGTCTTGCCCGACCGGACCGACCCTTCCCAGACGTTCTGAAAGGCGCGGGCCTCGATGATGCTGTCAATCTGCTTCGGCGACAGGGCGAGGGCGCTACGCATGGGCGTCGTCCTCGGCGGCCTGGTCGTCGGCGACGCACTCGGGCGGCGGCCCCCCGTGCCTCTCCGCGTAGTTGCGGGCAAGGCCGGCCATGAGGTCGCCGATCACGCTGCGGGACTCGGCGCCGGCGTCGTCCTTCGGCGGCACCAGCTTGAGCGACCGGTCGAGGGCGGTGGCGATCACGCCCATGATGGCGCGGCGGTCGGCGGGGATCGGCTCGTCGGCGAGCTTCTGCGCGTAGGTGTGATCCTTGCCGCCCCACTCCCAATACAGGGTGGCTTCGGTGAGCTTCCCCAGCTCGCGTTCGGCGGCGTCGTGCAGGCGCTCGGCCATCTCGGCGCGGCGTGCGGCGAGGTCGGCTTTCCGTACGACGGTGGCGGCCTCGACCTGGGGGGCGCGGTCGAACTTCAGAGGGGGGTCGAACGCGGCGGCGATCTTCGACACGGTCGCCGGGCTGCGCTTGATGGCGCGGGCGATGTCGTTGCGGCTGGTGCCCTTGGCGTGCAGCCGCTTGACGGCGGCGCGGTCCTTGTCGTCGATGGGGCGGGCCACGGCTCACCCCCTCGACACGGTCAGGCGTTGTACTCGACGCGGTGGCGTACGGCCTCGGCGGCGAGCTTCCACGCGTTCTGTACGGGCGTGCCCAGCTCGGCCCACTCGGGCAGCTCCTCGCCGCGCACGTTCTTGTTGTCGGTGCTCGCGGCGTACGCCTCGTAGGCGTCCTGAGCGAGCCGGTCGATGGTGGGGCGGACCTTGAACACGGGGGGCCTTCCGTTCGGGGGCATGGGAAACGCCCCGCGGCGCGGTGCCGGCGGGGCGTCAGTGCGTAGGGGTGTCAGCCGAGTAGCCGGGCCTTGGCCTGCTCGAACTCCTCGCGGCTCATGAGCCCCTGCTGTACAAGCGCGCCGAGCTTGGTCAGCTCGTCGGCGACCGATCCGCCAACCTCGGCGGCGGCGGCGGTGGGCTGGGGCGCGGCGTGCTGCCGGGCTATGGCCTCATCGATCGCGGCGCGCATGGCGTCGAACGCAGGTTGCTGGTTGCGGTTGAAGACGACGCTGTTTTCGTCCTCAACGGCGCTGAAGGTCTGCGAGCCGAACGAAGATCGAACTTCGTTCCCGCCAGGGATCGTGAACTGGATGAACCCGTTCACGACCATGCCGGCCGGTTTCCACTGCACGGCGCTGATCTGGCTGATGTGCAGCCGCTTTTCGCCCTTGCCGGTGGTCGTGCGGGCAAGGAAACCCTTGTGCTCGAAGGTGACGTACTGGCCGTCGAAGCGGAGTTGTCCTCCGGTGCCCTTGGCGTACATGTCCATGCTGCCCCCCACGGTTGGTGTTCCGGTTCACAGGACCATACGTGCGGGGTGGGGGTGGCGGTTCCACGGGCGCGCGAACGCCCCCGCTGCGGTCGGCTCGCGGGGGCGTTCGCGGGTGCTCCGTTTCCGGGCACGCCGGGGTCGGCACTGACTTTAGATCACGGAATGGTCACGGCGCAACCTGCGCGCGGTCCGGTGCGCGACCGGTCTCGCGCGTTCGGCTGCGGAGCATCGACGGCTTGTGCCATCCTGGGTGGGCCGTCGGGAAATCGGCGGCGGGTCCCCGCTAGCGGGGGTGTTCCTGCTTGGTACTTCAAGTCGTCCCCGCGTTGCGGGGGATGGAAGGGCTCTCACCTCAGATTCGGTGGGAGCCCTTCTGCGTGCCTGGCTATCCCTCGTTGGCGATGCGGTGCGCGGTGGCGCGCATGCTGGTGCGTCGGGCGTCTGCGGCGGAGCGGAGGAGACGCACCAGTGGTGCGGGCAGCGCTCCGGTGCGCGGGTCCATGAGGCAGTTGAGGTCTTGGATGGTGCGCGGGTCGAGCGGGTGGAGCAGGCGTGGTGCGCGGGGGTTTCCGCTGGTGGGGGTGGGTGGTGCGGAGGTGGTGCGCTCTGCCTGGTCCACCGGTGTCGGGGTGGTGCGCTCCACCGGTGCGGGCGGTGCATCCTCGGTGCGCTCCACCGGTGCGGGGGTGGTGCGCAGGATGCGCCCGACGGTGGTGTGCGCGATGCCCAACTCACGGCCGATGGCGCGGTGGGACAGTCTGCGGGCGGCGAGCTGGTGCACGCGGGTGGTGCGCTCGTCGGTGTCGGTAGGGTTGGTGGTGGCCATGGTCGGGGGTGCTCCGATCGTGGTTAGTCGGCCCGCCCGGTGGTGACGTCACCGTGTGCGGGCCGCGCTGCTGTCTGGGCTACTTGGCGTTGTTGCGGTTGGGGCAGTCGTCGGCGTGCTGGGGCAGGGGGATGGTGTCGGCGAACGTTCCGTCGACGGCGATCGGAATACCGGTGGTGGTTCCGTCGCAGCATGTGGTGCTGACGGTGATCGTGCCTCGGCGGTTGTTGCGGGTGCTGATCTCGCACCCGTTGACGGGCCAGTCGTAGGCCGTGCCGTCGTCGCCGGTCGCGGCGCGCTGCTGACGGAGTACGCGGTAGACGTACGACTCGGTCATGCCGAGATCTCGGGCGATGGCTGGTACGGACTTGGTGGCGGCGGCGCGCTCGACGATTCGCGGGGTGGCCTTGGCGACGACTTCGGCGGCGAGGCGGATTGCGCGGGCGTCGTCGAGGGTGAGTTCGTCGGCGAGACTGTCGAGTAGTGCGCCCTGTTCGGTGGGGTTGTCGCCGTGGTGGCTGTACTGCTCGGCGACGGTGTAGACCCATTCGAGGGGGTCGCGGTCGTCTTCGTCGGGGTTGCCGCCCCTGGCGATGATCTCGGCGCGACGCTCCCGCTCGAAGCGTTCGAACTCGGCGAGCAGGGCGGCTCGCAGTCGGTCGGTGGCGGTCTGCTGCTTGACTCTGCGGCTGATCTCGACGGCCGAGTACGTACGGCCGGTCTCGTAGCTGTCGGGCTGCTGGTCGGGCATGTCGTCTCCGTGGTGGTCAGGCGAACAGGTCGCCCTGTTCGGCGTCGGGCGCCATGTCGAACAGGGTCGGCTCGGGGCTGGTGGTGCGGGTGCCAATCCACTCGGCACGCCAGGTGCCGGCCGACTCGGCGGGCTGGTCGTCGAGCCACGCCTCGGCGGTCGCCGTGGCGGCGGCGCGGTCGCGGGCCTCGGCCTTGACGCACCGGGTGCACATGTGGGTGCCGACGCCGGGCGCTCCGGCGGTTCGGCCGCAGTAGGTGAGGTGGCTACCGGGCTGCTTGTAGTGGCTGGTTCGGCCGCGTCCAGTGAGGCACGTGTTCAAGGGGGTTGCTCCCTTCGGTGGTGCCGGGTGACGTCCGGCACCCCGACTGTACTGAGTTCTGAACCTAGTACACAAGCGGGTTGGGGGTGCCGCAGCATAATTCGGCTGAGTTGGCCTTGTCGGGCCAAGCGGGTGCAGTATGCTCGCTGTAGACCACTGAGACGGTGCAGGCCGAATAGGTCGAGGGCGTCAAACCTGTGTCGTGTACTAGTCGCGACAGCCGTCGAGCGGAGGGCCCCCGGGAAGCGCTTCCTGGGGGCCCTCCGCTGTGCTACGCCACGTTGCCGTCGGCCCGCTTCCGGGCGGCGTCCAGCGCGACCCACAGCCCGGCCAGCGTCTCGCGCTGCCACACCCGCCGGCCGTGGTCGAGCACGACCGGCGCACCGCACCCGGGCCCGGTCCGGCAGACGATGACGGCGGCGTCCGGGTCGCCGGATCGGGTGTGCGCGGTGAGGGTGCCGCCGCACCACGGGCACGGGTCGGTCAGCTCGGTCGGCCGGCCGTCGCGCTGTAGGGCCTTCTCGACGGTGCGGCGGGCGCGGCGGGCGGTGGCGGTGGCTTCGTCGAGCAGGCGGGGCGGCACGGGCTGGAACAGGTCGCCGTGCTGCTCGCCGAGTATCCGGCCCTCGATCCATACGGCGGCCCAGTGGAGGCCGTAGGCGCGGCTGCCGTGGGACGCGACCGTGACCGTGCTGCCGGGCTTCCCGCGGCGCTGCGACGGCTTCCGGATGCCGTGCTCTGCCTGGGCCTCGCGGTCCTTGTCGGTGCGGGGGTCGGTGGCGGCGAGGATGCCGCGGGCGGGCTGGGCCATGAGGGCGTCACGGACGGTGGGGAGGTGCCAGCGGGCGGGGTCGTCTCGGTCGTCGGCGTCCTCGGCCCATCGCACGACGGTGGCAGCGGGGGTCGGCCGGCCCACGAGGTGGCGCCGGATGGGGCGTTGCACGGCGGTGGCGATCCGGTCGGCCAGCTCGAACAGGTCCCGCTCGGCGGCCTGGGCGGCGTCGAGGGCGTCGAGGTTGAGGGGGGCGGGGTGCTCGCGGAGCGTGAGCGGAGTACGGCCGATGGTGGGGCCGGTCGACTCGTCGTCCTCGTCGGGGGCGAGCAGGGTGGTGATGTTGTCGAGCGGGGGCCAGACGGGGCGGGGTCGCTGGCTGATGGCGGTGAGCAGGTCGCCCCACTGCTCGCGGACGGCGCGCAGGTCCTCGGCGGCCTGGTGGCGGCGGTGGTAGTCGGTGTGGGCGCGGTCGATCTCGTCGAGGATGACGCCGACGGTGGTGTGTCCGGTGTGCATGTGCGCTGCTCCTGATCAGTGTCGGCGGGTGGGCGGGCCGTAGGGGGACTGCCACGCGGGCCGGTCGTCGGCCGGCGGCGGGGCGAGGGCGTACTCGTCGGCTCGGGCCTGCTCGGCGGCCCGTACGCGGGCGGCGAGTTCGCTGATCGCGCGTAGGGCGGGCGCGGCGGCGGCGACGTACGCGGCGGCGAACTGGCGCAGGGCGGTGTGGAGCTGGGCGGTGGCGTCGGCGAGGTTGGGCGGGGCGGGCTGCTCGGGCATGGGCGGCTGCTCCTGGTCAGTCGTCGAGGAAGAGAACGGCGGCCACGCCGAGCCATGTGAGGACGGCGACGACTGCGGCGGCGGCGAGGGCGGGGCCCTGCTCGCCCGTGAGCGCGTACGTCACGACTCCGGACAGGGCGCCGAGGATGAGTCCGGCGAGGAATCGGGGCATGGGCGGCTGCTCCTGGTCGAGTGGGCGCCCCGCGCGGTGGCGGGGCGCCGGGTGGTTGTGGGGTGGCGGTCAGCTCCAGCACACGGCGCAGCGGTGGCACCGGTTGCCGGGTTCGCACTCGAACGCGGTTGGGCGGGGCGCGGGTTCGGGTTCGTTGAGGGTGTTGCGGATGGTGGCGCGGTCGGTGATCACCTCCGGGCCGGGCTGCTCGACGCGCTGGCGCATGGCGTCGAGGCGCTGCGCCGCCTTCCGCTCGCGTGTGAGTTCGATTACGAGGGCGTTGGCGCGGCGGCGCTGCTCGGTGGCGGTGCTGTACCAGCGCTGGTTGGAGTTCTTGAGCCGTTCGACGTGCTGTGCGTGCTTGCCGGCGCGGTCACGGGCGGAGTGCCACGCAGCCCGGTAGGTGTCGGCGTGCTGGCGGGCCTTGTCGCGGTCGGCTTCGGCCTCGTCGGCGCGTACGGTCTCGCGGGTGTAGAGCCGTTCGAACCGGGCGCGTTCCTGCTCGGCGAACTCGATGGTGCCCGCGGTGGGCTGCTCGGCGTTGGCCTGCCGGTACGCCGCGGCTGTGGCCAGTTCGGTAGCGCGGTTGCGGATGGCGCCCCACGATGCGCCGGTGCCGAGCCTGAGCGCGTCGGACAGGTTGCGGCGGTGCTGCTCGGCGGCCTGCTCGCTGCGGGATGCTGCGGTCTCGGCGGTCTTGGCGCGCTGCTGCGCCTGGTCGCGCTCGTTCATGATGCGCTGGGCGCCGTGGGCGCGGCCCTCGTCGACGGCGAGCAGGATGCCCACCTGGCGCTCGGCCTGCTCAGCGCGGGCGCGTACGTCGGCGACGTCCTCGACTACGCCCCGGATCGGCGCCATGCCGGTGCGGCCGGTGGCGGCCCGGTGCATGTCGGCGATCGTCTCGCACGCGCTGAGGTAGTCGGCCCGGTAACGGTCGGCGTCCTGCTGCGCCTGCTCCCGGGTGGCTGCCTCGTGGTCACGCTCGGCCTTGGCCTCCTCGGCGCGGGCGAGGGCGGCCCGGTAGGTCTCCAACCCCCCGATGCCGAACACGGACTTCCACGCGGTGAGCTGTTCCTCGGCGTCGAGGGCCCGCTGTTCCCACTCGCGTATCGCGGCGTCGGCGGCCTCGCGGTGCCGGGCGAGGGCCCGGGTCGTGCCCGACATGGCGCGGCGGTTCTCGTCGGCGATGCGCGTCTCTTCGCGGACGTGCTCGGCGAGGTGGGCGGCCTCGGTGAGGGAGAGGGCGCCTCGCTGCGCGCGGGCGAGTAGGACGTCGAGGGCGGCGCGGCGATCGTGGTGGGCGGCGGCGCGGCCGGCCGGGGGGCGGTGGTAGGGGCGGCGGGTCACGGGGTCGGCTCCTGGGCGGCGGGGTGGATGTGGTCGGCGCGGCGGCGCAGGAAGTCGGCGGCGGCCCGTGCGGCGCGGTCGCGGTCCGGGCCGGTGTACTCGGCGGTGATCTCGTCGGCGGCGTCGCGGTACGCCTGGGCGCGGATGGCGTCCGTCGGGTCGGGGTCCTCACCGACGGGGGCCCACGTGGTGTGCGCCTGCTCGACGTGCCCGTGCGCGGTGCCGCCGCGGCGGGCCATGCGGTTCCGCCAGAACGTGAGGCGGGCGCGGGCGGGGCCCGGCTCGGTGTAGGGGCCTTCGTGCGCGGTCCATGTGCGGCCGTCTTCGTAAGTCTTCTGGATGACGGCGCGGTAGATGGTGCTGCCGTCGGCTCCGATGTTGCGGGCCATCAGGGGCGCTCCTTGCGGGCGGCGTGCTGCTGCGCCTGCTGTATGGCGCGGGCGAACCCGCTGGCCGCTTCGCGTCCGGCGGCGGCGAAGGCGGCGGCGCGCTTCCGTCGGGCGTGCTCCTTGGCGACGGCGAGGACGTGCCCGGCGAACACGGTGAACACGTTGACCGCCCACCACCAATGGCCGGCGGCGGCTTCGTGCACGGTGAGCATGAGGCAGACAAACGCGAACAGGGCGTGTGACTCGCGGGGCATCAGGGGCGCTCCTTGGTGGGGGCGAGGCCGTCGAGGACGGGCGGGACGATGCGGCATGTCCCGTTGAGGCAGACCTGTTCGGCGTGGGCGGCGTAGTGGACGTCGTGGCCGGCGGCGAGGAGCTGGGCGGCGGCCTGGCGGGCGGCGATGGCCCGGCCGGTGCGGCGGTCGAGGGTGTCGAGGGTGCGCATGGGTGGTGCTCCGGGCGGCGAGGGTGGGGCCGCCGTGGTGGTCGGCGGCCCCGGTGCGGTCGGTGGTCAGTGCCCGCGGGGGTCGCACTGCGACAGGGGGCAGTTGTGCCGGTGGCACCAGTCGGGGGACCGTTCGTCGACGGTGGTCGTGGCGAGGTGGGCGGCCTGCATGTGCTGCTGATCTCCGTGGGCGAGGTGGTCGAGGGCGCGGCAGGTGGGGCATGTCGGGTTGCCGCAGGTTTCGCGGGCGAGGCGGAGTAGGGCGCGGTCGGCGCGGCGGTGTGCCGCCCTGCGGGTGAGGGCGGCACGTGCGCGGGCGAGGACGCTCACGGCTGCTGCGCCTGGTCGTCGTCGGGCTCGGGGCGGGCGTACGTGTCGCCGTCCGGCCACGCCCATTCGCCGTTGTCGTGCCCGTCGGCCGGGTCGTGGTCGGGGTCCTCGGCGCACTGGTGCCACGCGCCCTCGCTGTCGGCGAACTGGGCGGGGCACGTGTCGGGCTCGGACGTGGGCGGCGGCGCGAGGATGCCCAGCACGAACAGGGCGGCGTCGAGGGCGGCGGACACGGCCTCACTGCCGGGGTTGTGGGAGCGGGCGCCGAGCGCGCTCACTGCGGCGCTGTACGCGTCGCTGTATTCGTTCGAGGTGAGCACGCGGGGCGCGGTCGGCTGCTCGGGCGCGGCGGGGGACTGGTCGTCGTCCTCGTACCCGGCGACGTCCCAACGCTTCGCGTCCCGGTCCCACACGACGGACCACATCCGGTGGTCGGTGAGGGTGCCGTCGAGGTCGATACCAACGGGCATGCCGGCGCGGTTGGCCGCGTTGAGGGCGTCGGCGATGGCCTGCCAGTAATCGCGCTCCGTGCGGGGCACGAACGGCTGCTCGGCAAGGGCGTCGGCCTGGCCCTGCTCCAGCTCGATGGCGTGGGCGGCGCGGTCCGGGAAGGGCTCGTCGCCCTCGGCGCGCGCGGCCTGGTCGAACTGGTCGGCGGTGGCGCGCAGCGTGTACGCGGCGGCGGCCTTGCTCATGCCGCGGCTGCTGGCCTCGACGGTGACGCGGTCGGGGTCGTCGTCGGCCGGCCGGATCAGGACGAACGCGAGGGCGTCGCGGCCGTCGATCACGGCGAAGCGGGACTCGTCGGGCGTCGGGCCGTGCCGGTCGCCGAACGGGCCGAACGGGCCGGGCGCGGCGGCGAGCTGTTCGGAGCGCTCGGCGGTCGCCTTGACCGCGGCCCGCACCTCCGCCAGCCGGGCCGTGAGGACGACCACGCGCACGCTGCCGTGGTCGTCGTCCTCGTCGGCACGCCGGGTGACCTCGAACGTGGTGTAGCCGTCGGCCCTCTGGACGGTGAGCATGTCGCCGCTGTGGTCGGTGAAACCGGCCGTGACCTCGCCCTCGGTGCCGAGGATGCGGTCGACGTCGGCGGCCTGCTGCATCGTCAGCCACACGTTGGTGACCTCACCGCCGAAGGCGAGGTTCTGCGCCTCGAACCACACGTAGGGCTCGCGGCCCAAGTCGTGCACGGGCCGGATGGTGAGCTGGTGATCGTGGGCGTCGGTGTGAATGTACGGGGCGGTCTGGGCGGTCATCTGGGGTTGCTCCTGGCTCGGTGAGGTCGAGGGCTTGGAACGGGTGCTGTGACTCCCGCGCGCGACCGGCATGACGACCGGTCGCGCGGTGGTCGTCAGAAGGGCGGTTCGTTCACTGCGTTGCCCCATTGGCCTGCGGCGGGCTGGCCGTTGGCCCACGGGTCGCTCTGGGGCTGCTGCTGGGCGCCGTATCCGCTCTGCTGCTGGCCGTATCCGCCGGTGTTCTGCTGGCCGTTGCGGTTGGCCTTGGTGACGTTGGCGGTGGCGCGCTGGAGGCTGGGGCCTACGTCGTCGGCGTCGAGTTCGTACACGGTGCGCTTGATGCCTTCGCGGTCCTCGTAGCTGCGCTGTTTGAGCTGTCCGCGGGCGATGACGCGGTGGCCGCGCTGGAGGGATGCGGCGACGTTCTCGGCGAGGCTGCGCCATGCGGAGACGGTGAGAAACAGGCTGTCGCCGTCGCGCCATTCGTTGGTGCTCTTGTCGTAGGTGCGGGGGGTGCTGGCGATGCGGAACTTCGCGACGGCGTGTCCGCTCGGGGTGAAGCGCAGCTCGGGGTCGTCGACGAGGTTTCCGACGACGGTGATGACGGTTTCGCCTGCCAAGGCGGCCTGCCTCTCTGGGGTGCTGAGCGCTCGGGGCGCTCCCGGTTCGGAGTGGGTATCGATCTCGGTCGGTTTGGATCGATCGAGATAGGACGGTAGCACGCCTGGGGTGCTCCCTGATGGTTCGGTGCGGCCCCACCGTGGAAGCGCTACGCGGCGCTCTGCGGGCCGTTGTCGGTGCGGTCGGCGGTGATCATCCATCCGTCGTCTGCTAGCGCCTGTATGACGGCCTGGGCGGTCCTGTCGGCGGCGCGGGGGTCGGTGTGCTGCCCGGCGTCCCATACGGCGCTGTGGATGAGTGCCTGTGCGGCGGCGGGGATCATCGGCGTCCGCCGGCGGCCTCGGCGAGCATGGCGGCGCCGTTCTGCTCGTCGACGGTGGTCCACCTGTCCCACCCGGTGTGCTTCTGGAGGATCACGTACGCGCCCTTGGCGAGCAGGTCGCGGTACGCCCTGCGGGCCCGCTGGCGGTCCGACGTGCGGATCACGACCGGGTTGTTGGGCCGGTGGTCCCAACTGGCCTCGACGCGCCACGAGGTGACGTTCCTGGTGCGGTCGCGGGGGGCGGCTTTGCGGTGGTGGGTGCGGGCCTGCTTCGGGGTGGGGCTCATGCGGCGGTCTCCTGCTTCTTGCGGCGGGTGTGGTGGGCCTGGGCGTCCTCGACGCGGCACGGGTGCGGGTCCTTCTTCGCCCGGTAGCCGATGGCGTCGGTCCCGGGGGCGATCCGGCGGGCGCGGCACGGCTGGCCGGTGGTCGCCCCGCACCACGTGCACTCGACGTCGAGGGGGTCGGGCATGTTGGCGGCGGCGAGCCGTTCGCGCTGGGCGCGGTGCGGCCGGTACTGGGCGAGCTGGTCGCGCACGGTCTTGGGCACGTAGTCGCCGAGGGCGGCGAGGCGGCGGGCGGCCTCGGCGTCGCGCTGGGCCCGGATCGGGCTCGGGCGGCCCTCGATGGCGTGCTGAGGCGCCGGGGCGAGCGCACCGACGGCGACGGCCTGCCGGGTGTGGCGCAGCGCGGCGCGGTACGCGGCTTCGTTGTCCGGGTCGACGGGCGGGGCGGGGTCGTGGTGTCGGCCGACGACGTCGGCCCGGTAGGTCTCCCACGGGGCGCCGATGTCCGATGGCTTGATCGGGTACGGCGAGGTGGCGATGTACCGGGCGGCCACCTGCGAGGCGTCCCAGTGGCGGCCGTCGGGGTGTTGGGCGGTGGCGGGGACGTGGTCGAGCAGGGTTGCCCACTGGTCGACGCGTTCGGCGGCGGCGGCCTGGTCGCGGGGCGCGCGTTCGGGGGCGAGGCGGTCGACGTAGGCGAGCAGGGCGGCTATCTCGCGGCGGTCCATGGGTCACTGCTCCTGGGCGATGATCTCGGCGTACCAGTCGGCGGCCTGGGCGGCGCGGCCCTTGCGGGGCGCGGTGGGGTCGAGGGGGATCACGTCGGCGCCGGCCTGCTTGTGGACCTCGGCGAGGGCGAACTGCAAGGTGCCGCCGGTGATCGGTTTCCGGGTCTGGCCGAGTCGGTCGAGGGCGGCGGCGAGGGTGTCGGCGTCAAGGCCGTTGCCGAGTGCGTCGGCGATGGCGCGGCCGACGGCGGTGCGGGACTGGGCGGTCGTGCGGCCGTACTGCTGCCACCAGTTGGTGAGCATCTGTTCGGCGCGTCCGGGGGTGCCGGGCCGGTCCTGGTCGACGTGGGGGGGAGGGGGGTTAGTACCTCCGTAGGAGGTACTACGGGTCGGGTCGGGTCGGGGGGAGCGTGACGGGTGCATGCCGTCACGCTGTGACGGACCCTCCTGACCTGCGAAGAGGTCAGGAAACTCGATCTGATTCGGAGGGCTTTCGGTTTTTTTCGTCTCCGTTTCGTCTTCGAATCGAGGACGATTCGTCGGCGATTCGGCGCGCTTTCTGGTCTCGGCGGCCTTCTCGCGGGCGCGCTTCTGCCGGTCGGCGGCGGCCTCGCGGCGGCCCTGCTCGGCGGCGCGGGTCGGGTTGTAGACGTGGAAGTCGTGGATGACGTAGTCCCCGGCGGGCGGCTGGGCGCAGCGCGGGCAGGAGTGGCCGGCCGGGTGCCAGAGTCCGACCGCGATCAACTTCCGGGCCTGCGGGGCGGTTCCGTACGCCTGGGCGACGATGCCGGGCACGATGCCGTCGGTGAGGTGCTGGGCGGCGTAGCTCCCGGCGCGGAGCCACAGGCCGAGTGCCGCGTTTCCCGCCTTCATGACCTTGGGGTGGCTGTGTGCCGTGTCGTCGACTTTGAACCAGCTCACGGGGGGTGGCGCTCCTTCTGGGGGTGATGCGCCCGGGGCGAGGGCGCGGGTGGTCTCCTCGCCCCGGGGCCGTTCACGGGGTCGTACGGCGGTGGGTGTGGGCGGCCTGGTGCTCGTCGCACTTCCAGCCGCACGGGTACGGGCGGGCGCCGCACTGCGGGTTCCCGTCGCCTCAGGGCTGGGCCAGCCGTCGCGCCAGGCGCGTCATGAGGCGAGCCCGAAGCGGCCGGCGATTCCCGCGCGATGAAGCAGGAGCCGGACCGCATACGCGGCCTGCTGAGGCACCACACCGTTCCCCAGGGCCTTCAACTGGGCGGTACGGGGCAAGCCCGGAACGGACGTGATGTGACCGTGCGGCAGGCCCATCATCCACTCGACGAACTCGGGGGCGAGGCGTCCTCGATTGTCAGTTGGCCGGGGTGCCGAACGGCCCGTGACCGCCTCCCACCGCTCAACGGCCGGGCCGTAGACCCCCCAATCGCGTACGTGGACAGCTCCGGGAGTGCCCGCACTGCCAGCCCGAGTGGCAGGCTCGTGTCTGCGGCCTTCCCGTCCTTCCGGGGCTTGGCCCGGCGAGACAACCACTTCTTGACGGCCTCCGGGCCCTCCTCGTTGTGTGTGGCTCGGGGTGTCGGCAACAGTGCCTCCGATTCCGTGCTCGACGCCCCGCGGCTCGCCCTCGGCGCCGGTAGCAGGTGCTCGACTTCGTCCGCGAGCGTCGGGCCGTGCCCTCCCGCCCGCCTGAACTCCAGGTGCTGCGACCCGCCGCACACTCCGAGCTGCGCCGTCGGAGTCTTGAGGAGCTGCACGACGTTCGGTAGACCGTCCTTGAACCCCTTCCCCCGGCCGTCCCTCGCCCGGGGCGTAGGCAGGTTCGCTATGTGCGCCCTGAGCGTGTCGCTCCGGTTCCCGTCGGGTGTCCCTGGGCCGTTCGCCTCGCTCGTGGTCGGGGTCGGAAGCAGGCCAGGCGACGATGAAGACGCGGGCGCGCTGGTGCGGCGCTCCGACGTCGGATGCGCGCTGCACCTGCCATTCCGCATCGAACCCGAGGTCGGCCAGGTCTCCGAGTACGGCGCCGATAGCTCGAAGAGTGTCGGCGTGTCCGCCGTCGTCATCCACAGGCGAGCCGTCGGGTCCCACACCGCGAACGGCCTTGGCGGAGAGGAGTCCGCGAACATTCTCGATCACTACCAATCGGGGGCGGAGGATGGATATCGCGCGGGCGACGTGGAACCACAGGCCGGACCTGGTTCCCCTGATCACCCGCTCGGGCGGCGGGCCCGCCGGGTCGTCGAGGTCGCGCGCGTTGAGTTCGGCAACTGCGGCGGCGGCCATGCCGGACAGTCGCGAGGGCACGGCGCCGGACGGCGACGCCGCTTCGCACGTGGTGAGGTCGTGGTCGCCCCACCGGCAGTTACCGCACAGCAGGGCGCCCGCGGGTACGACCGTGTCGCCGATGACGCCCGCCCGCTTGCCGGCGAGGCTCACGTCTTGGCAGGGGAAACCGGCCGTCAGCACGTCGACCGGCTCGACCTCTGACCAGTCGACGGCCGTCACGTCGCCGTGGTTGGGTACGTCGGGCCAGTGCTCCGCGAGGATGCGCGCGGCGTACTGGCGCCGATCGTCGGGGTCGTACTGGCAGTGCCACGCCATGGACGCGTCGAGTACGGAGCAGACGGCCATGTCGAGGCCGCCGTATCCGGAGCAGAGCGACCCGACGCGGAGGCCGCTGGGCAAGTTGAGGGCGAGCTGTCCGGGGATCGGGGCCGGTGGCGGGGTGTCGAGTAGGGCGCGTACGCGGTCAAGCACGGTATCTCCGGGTTGAGCGGCCCGCCCCGTGACGTGGGGCGGGCCGTAGGGCGGGGGCTATGCGGCGGTGGCCTCGTCCTCGACGGGCGGCGGCGCGGCCGGAGCGAGGGCGGGCAAGACGTGTGCGGCGAGGTCCCCGGACCGCCACGCCTCGGCGACCAACTCGCGGCCGTCCACGGGGCTGTTCTTCGACCTGCGGGTGTACGTCACGCGGAGTCCGGCGGCCTTGCTCGGCCGGATCGCGACGCCGGGCACGTCGTGCAGTACGCCCGTGACCGGGTCGGCGTACTGGGGCACGCCGGCCGCGGTCATGGCGGCGAGGGCCTGCGCCTGCCACGCCGGGCGGACGCTCGTGCGCACCTGCATGGGGACGATCTCGACGACGTGTTCGCTGGGGAACGTGTCGCGGGCCCACGCGGCGAACGCCTCGTCGTCGACGACCTGCGCGGCCGTCTCCCCACCGGTCCGGGAGACGCTGCCCACCTTCGTGCCGCCGGGCAGTAGGGCGTCAACCTTGGTGGTGCCGCTGGTCTTGTACTGGCCGTCGAGGTGGTGCTGTACGTCGGTGCGGGCCTCGGCATACGCGCGCTTGACCTCGTCGAGCAGGGCGCCGAGTGCGGCGAGCTTGGTGACGGAGTCGCGGAACGTCGGTTCCGGCGCGGGCGGCGCGGTGGCCTCCGGGGTCGTCTCCGGGGGGTCAAGCGGGCTTTCGCCGCGGGCGGCGCGCTCCTCGGCCTTGATCCGGTTGACGCCGATCCGCTCGGTGATCGTGTCGTAGTGGTGCTGCTCGATCGGGGTCATGGGCTGCTCGGTCACTGCTGCGCCCCCTTCGCGGCGGCGGCCTCGATCTGCTGCCGGAAGGCGTCGAGCTGGGCGGCGGGGGCCTGGCCGATGGGCAGGCCGTAGACGCGCTCGAACGCGGCGTCGAGGCTGGCAAGGTTCGCCTTGCTCGCGGCGAGCCTGAGCGCGTTCTCGGCGTCCGCAGCGGCGGCCTCCGGGCTCTTGGGCGTGCTCGGCGGCGGGGCCTGCTCGCCCTGCTGCGGGGCGTCCTGCTTCCCTTGCTCGGCGGCGGCGCGCTTCTGCGTGGCGATCGCGTCGAGTCGGGCGAGGTAGTCGGCCGGGGCGCCGTTCTCGGCGGCGGCGGCCCGGACCTTGGCGAACTGGTGGGGGTTGTCCGCTCGCTGTGCCTCGGCGAGGTAGTCGCGGCGCGGCGAGTGCTGCTGGGCCTGCTGCGCCTGCTGTTCCCACGGCCCCTGCTCGGCGCGCTGGGAGCGGCGTGGCTGCTGCCCGCGCTGCTGGCGCTGCTGGGCGCGCTGCTGCTGACGCTGCCGGTGCTCGGCGCGGTGCTCGGCCGTCGGCTCGACCGGGTGGTCGCGGTCGCCGTCGTCGATGCTGCGGCCGTCCACGGGGATCATGAACAGGGTGAAGAGTAGGTACTTCAACGCAGCGGACTGGGCCTTGTTCGTGGCCTTGTCGGCGTAGTCGCTCGCCTCGCCCGGCACTTCGGCCGTGAGGCAGTCACCCGCGGGCCCGTAGACGTGGTACCGCATGGTGATGTTGACGTGCGTCATCTTCTCGCCGCGGCGCTCGGCGCGGTGGGCGGCGATGATCGGCAGGATGAACAGGCCGTGCGCACGCATCGGCCCGGCCATCGCCGACATGGCGTCGTCGACACCCCGGAACTTGTAGCGCTGCTGCTGGTTCTCCTTGTCCTTCGCGACGGGCATCACGTCGCGCATGACGGAGGCGATCGCGGCGAACACGCGGGGCGCCCCGTCCGGGGCGCCGGCGGGGGCGGGCTGGTAGATGGGGGCCGCGGCGAGGCCGCCCGGGTGAGGGGCGGCCTGCTGCGGGAGCGGGAGGGGCGTGACGGTCACTTGCGGGTGCTCCTCATGCGGATGTGTGCGGCGTGCTGGGTGATGCGGGTAGCGAGGGCGATCGCCTCGTCGGGCGGGAACTGGGGGTCGAGCTGGTGCTCGTGCGGGATCTCGTCGAGCAGGGCCTCGCGGGTGCCGTCGGCCTCGGCGGCGCGCACGGCCCGCTCGTAGTCGGTGCCGTCCTCGCTGACCTGCGCGTGGTCGAGGCACAGGACGGCGGCGGCGTGCGCGATGAGCAGCATTCCGACCTGCTCGGGGTCCTCCGCGTACGCGACGGCGAGGGAGTCGAGCAGGGGCGCGGTGATGTGGTCGCGGATCGGGAGGCGAACGGCGGTGCCGTCGGCGGTGAGGGTCGGGCGGATCACGGGCGGGTCTCCGGCGCGGTGTCGAGGTCCAGCTCGGCCGGGACGGTCGGTGCGTTGGCCTTCAGGTCGCCGGTCCGGGCGTCGTAGGTGCGGGGCACGTTCCAGTCGGCGGCCGGGAACGCGCGCTGCAACAGGCCGTGAGCGGCGCGGTGCGCGTCGCGGTCCGCGGTGACCGGGCCGGCCGGTCCGTCGAGGACGACGAACGTGCGGCGGCGGCCGTCGCGGGTGACCGGGACGGTGTGCACGCGGACCGTGCCGGGGGCAATCAAGTCGAGCTGGCTGGCGATGATGCGGACGAACTGGGTGCGCTGGCGGGCGCGGCGAGCGCCGAGGACGGCCTGTCCGGCGCGGGGGAAGTGGGTACGCTGGGGGATGTTCACGATCGGTCCTTCCGGTCTGGGGGCCGTCCGGGGTGCATCCCGGACGGCCCTTTTTCGCGTGGTCAGGCGGCGGGGCGGTGCGCGGCGGCGAGCCGGTCGGCCCGGCGGCGTTCGGCTCGGCGGATGTGCAGCTCGGCGTCCGGGCTCAGTCGGCCAGCGGCGCGGTCACGGGCGATCCGGTCGAGCGCGATGTCGAGTTCACGGCGCACCGCGGCGATGACCTGCTCGCGGGGGATCACGTCGCCGCTCATGCCGGGGCCCCGTCGGCGAGCGGCTTGACGAGCGCGGTCGAGGGAACGCCGTAGGCGCGCTCGACGGCGGCGGCGGTGGTCGCGGAGGGCCGGCCGATTCCCTGGACCAGGCGCCAGGCGGCCATGGGGCCGACGCCGATTCGGCGGGCAACGGCGTGAGAGTTGATCGTGCCGTCCCGCTTGGTGTCGCCAGCGGCGCGGGCGGCGCGGTGCAGGAGGTCCCGGTCGTACTGCATGCAGGTGCTCACTTTCATGCGTGCTCGATCGATCCGTATCGATCTCGCTAGGACACTAGCACGTATCGATCTCGGTCGGAATCAGTTGGTCTCGTGAAGGAGCCGTGCGCTCCGGTTCGGCCTGGCGTAGCCGTGCTGACCACCAGCGTTCGATTCCGGACCTGCCGCTAACTGCGTAAAGAACCCGGTGGTTGAGCGGTGAACGCATTGCGTGTTCGATTCATCACCGGTTAGTGTCCATGGACACCCGCAGCCACGGACGCACATGGAGGGGGTGAAGGCGTGGGCAGGAGCGTTGGATCTACCGCGCTACGTGTCTCGCGCGCGATACAATCCGGTCATGACAATGGGCTCGCACCGACCAGACACCGAGCAGACATTCGGGGAGTGGCTCTCTCAAGAGCTCACCGCCCGCGGCTACGACCTACGTGAACGTGGCGGCGGCCGACGAGAATTTGCCGTTCACGCTGGCCTCGCCCACGGCATCATCTCCAGAGCCCTGCGCGACATCGGCGTACCCGACATCAAGTCCTGCGGAAAGATCGCCCGCGCCCTAGGCATCAAAACTGGACCCGTCCTCGTACGCGCAGGGCACCTTCCCGCAGACGAACTCCCTACCGGCACCACACCCGCAAACATCTCCCAGAGGGACGCCCTTGAAGCACTCGGGGTCTACACCGAAGAGGACCAAACAGCCGTCCTAGCGCTCATCCGGGCTCTCACCTCACGACGGGAGCCCTAGCACCCCCAGAGAGGTACCAGTGCCCAAACTCGCCGCCATCCTCGCCACGCTCGCCGGTCTCCTCGCCCAGCTCGTAGGGGTGACGATCCTCATCACGGCCCGAGCTGCCGGCGACGCGGGCACCATCAGCAGCACCGGCCTTGCACTCGCCACCGCCGGACTGCTTTTCACCCTCGGCGGCATCCCGCCCGCCTGCCGCTCCCTCTACACGTGGTCCCGCGACCGCGCCTATGTCCTCTACCACGAACACCAGCGCCAGGACACCGAAGCCGATCGCGCCTCCATCGTCCACCTCACCAGCACCCGCGCCCGCTGACCATCTCGTGCCACAAACGCCCCGGCAGGAGCACCACGCCGGGGTCGCTTCATGCACGCAGGAAGGAGACCACCTGTGCTACCGCGACAACGGCCTGCGCTCGACGACACCGACAGCGAACCGTGGATCGGGTACATCCGAGTAAGCACCTGGCGCGAGGAGAAAATCTCCCCGGAGCTGCAAGAAACCGCGCTCCGGGCCTGGGCCGCGCGCACCGGCCGACGACTCCTCGAACCTCTCGTAAGCGACCTTGACGCCACCGGCCGGAACTTCAAACGCAAGGTCATGGGCGCCATCCAACGCGTCGAGGCCGGAGAGGCGAAGGGGATCGCCGTATGGAAGTTCTCCCGCTTCGGCAGAGACCGCGCCGGCGTCGCCCTCAACCTCGCCCGACTCGAACGCGTCGGCGGCCGACTCGAATCCGCCACCGAAGACGTCGACGCCACCACCGCCACCGGCCGCTTCAACCGCGACATCCTGTTCGCCGTCGCCGCCCTTGAATCCGACCGCGCCGGCGAAATGTGGAAGGACGCGCACGAGTTCCGACGTGCAGCCGGTCTGCCCGCCACCGGCGGCGCACGCCTGGGCTACATCTGGCACCCTCGTAGGCTCCCCGACCCCACCCGGTCCGGACAGTGGATCACCCAAAACGAACGATACGAACCCCACCCCGAAGTCGGGCCCGCCGTCGAAGCCCTCTACACCCGGAAAGTCGGCGGCGAAGGATTCGCCAGCCTCGCCGCCTGGCTCAACACCCTCGGCCACCGCACCAGCACTGGCGCTCTCTGGCAAGCCGACAGCGTCCGCCGAATGATGGACTCCGGATTCGCCGCCGGCCAGCTCCGTATCCACGACCCGTCATGCGGATGCGACTACACCGCCAACGGCGGACGCTGCACCCGCTGGACCCACATAGAAGGCGCCCACGGCCCGCTCATCACACCCGAACTGTGGGAACGCTACGAAGAACACCGCAAGGCCATGAAGGCCCGCACACCACGCTCCCGCCGCCCTATCTACCCCCTAACCGGGCTCATGCGCTGCGGCACCTGCCGAGGAGACGCCGCCGCCACCAGCGCCCGCCGTAAGGGTGAGCAGATCCGGGGCTACGCCTACATGTGCAGCGCCCGCAGCCACGCCGGCACGACCATCTGCCCGCTCGGCGTATGGGTACAGCGAGCCGTCGTCGAGGACGAGGTACGTACGTGGATCACTCGGGAACTCGCCGCCGATGTCGACGCCACACCAAGCACCCCCCGGCCCACTCCAGTCCCCGTCATTGACGAGCGGACCATCGCAGCCCGCGAACGCGCCCGGCTCCAGGCCGAGGCCGACAAGCTCTCCGCGGCCTTGGTCAACCTCCGGGTGGACCGCGCTGCCAACCCCGACGACTACGGGCCCGGCGAGTACGAGGCAGCCCGCGACCGCATCCGCACGCAGCAACACGCCAACCGGGCAGCCATGGAACAGGTCGCCGCCGTCGAGACGACTCCCCACCGCGCCGACTACGTGCCGCTCATGCTCGATCTGCACGACGCATGGGACCACATGAACGTGCAGGAGGTGAACAGAATTCTCCGGCAGGCAGTCCGGCGCGTAGTCGTCACCCGCGAGGGTCGAGGCAGCCACCAGACCCGCATCGACGTGCACCCCGCATGGGAGCCCGACCCGTGGGCCGACCAGGGATAACCCCTGATCTGGATCACTCATCGTGTGCACCTGTTTTACACGTTCCGATCCTCGACGAGGCGCCCGAGTTCAGCGGCCACGCGCTCGACGCCCTGCGCCAGCCGCTGGAGGCCGGACACGTCGTCATCGCCCGCAGCGCCGGAGTGGTCCGCTTCCCGGCCCGCTTCCTGATGGTCCTCGCCGCCAACCCGTGCCCCTGCGGACGCTTCAGCCAGAACGACGAGCATTGCGAATGCCCGACGTCACTCGTCCGCCGCTACCAGGCCCGGCTCTCCGGCCCCCTCCTGGACCGGGTCGACCTGCGGGTCGAGGTGGACCGTGTCACCCGCGCCGAACTCACCGCCACCGGCACCCGCGGCGACTCCACCGCCACCGTCGCCGACCGGGTCCGCGCCGCCCGTGAACGCTCCGCCGCCCGTCTCACCGGCACCCCGTGGCACGCCAACAGCGAGGTCCCCGGCCGCGAACTGCGCACCCGCTGGCGCGCCGCACCGGGTGCGCTCGACCAGGCGGAGCGCGGCCTCGAACGGGGCCTGCTCACCGCCCGCGGGCTCGACCGGGTCCTGCGCGTCGCCTGGAGCGTGGCCGACCTCGTCGGACACGACCGCCCGGACGCCACCGACGTCGCCCTCGCCCTGCAACTCAGGACGGGCGTGCCACGAGGCGTGCCGATGCTGCTGGGGGCGGGGACATGA